CTTCTTCTGGGTTCGTGGGTGCAAAAAACTGAGGATCCAATGCTTTAAACAAACCAAGTTCAGGCGTGTCTGAAGTAGCTGCAGCCATATCAGCAAAAGCAATTGGTGCTATTGTGTGTTTAAAAAGTTTGGGTTTTTGAACATACTTACCGCTTTGGTCAAACAGTTTACCTGGCTTTGGTTTTAATAAATTTTTTCTTGCTATCTTGGTTGCAATACTGGCAGGAGCACCAAACTGAAACAGAGCAGAAGAAACATTTCCCGCTGCACTGATTGGTTTTTCAACTTTGTGTTTTTTAAAAAAATCGTTTACATCCGACGTGTAGTCAGTGCCTGCTGCCAAATCAAAAAGAGTAGTGGTGAGTTCAACAGGCCCTTGAATTAAACCTGTTTGTAAACCATATATGGGTCCTTTAACAAAAGTTTCGCCCAATGCTGAATAATCACCAGAGCGTTTTTTAAGCTCTCGTCTTGCAATCTTTTTTGCTAACTTCGGATCGTCGGTATCTTTGACATTAACAATCTGCCCGTCTATGTTAACTCTGACAGCCATTGTTAAGAATCGTTGGCACTGACGTTAATTTCATCGCTTAATTTTTTAGAAAAAGATTTTAGTTCTTCATAACCCATTGACATTAAAGAGTTCATCATTTCTAATCGAAGTTGAGCACCCGATTTCTTACCGCTTAATACATCAGGATGATTTTGAAAATCAACGCCATATCGTGCATAACCACTTTCTAAAACTTTCTGAGCCAATGATTCTTTTGATTCTCCTCTAATAGCCAATTCATCTTGTTGTCCCAATTGTAAGTATTCTTCCAAACTCATGCCCGAAGCTTTAGCCGTTTGTTCAAGCGCAGCTAACTCAGCGGCTTCTTTTGCTGGCAGATCCATTCTTTCTTCGCTAAATATTCTACCTGCATCGCCCAAAGTTACTTCTTTAAAACCCTCTGCACTCATCGCTTCAGACAAACGATTACCGGTTCTAATGATGTCTGCCATCAATTCTTCTTTTTCTGCTTTGGTTTTTGCTTCTTCTATTTCTTGTTGTTTAAGTTTTAAATACTCTTCAAATTGTTCAGGATCAGCCGTTACAACTTCTCCGTCATCATCGCCAAAAAAGTAATTATAAGCCAGAGGCAAACCAGCAACAGTAACTGCGCCTGCACCTAGTCTTCCTTTATTTCGTTTTATAACATCAAGCGCCCTTTGACCGATGGTTCTTTTTGCAGCTTCAGTACCCGCTTTTGTTCCTACACCAGCTCCAGTCCCTGGACCAGTTAGTAAAGGCGTTTTTCCTTTAGGACCACCAATACCAGCAGTTTTTCTTTTTGCTTCTTTTTCTGCTGCTTTTCTTGCATTTCTTTTTGCAGCTTCATCTCTAAGTCTTTTGTTTAACAATGATTGCCATGATTGCAGTGCTGTTTTTCCTTGTTGAACAACTTTTGGGTTTCCTTTTCTTGCTTTGCCCGCAGCCAGTAATGATAAGAGCAACGCTTCTAGGCCTGTGCCTGACATGCCTAATTTTTCAATGCCCCCTTCTATTAAGTCACTAAACGGATCTAAATCTATGGCTCCTACGGTTCCGATGTAATCCATTGCTGTTTTTCTTTCAAATTCATTTTCTGACTCCATTCCTTCCTTAACCCAATCTGGAAGATCGTCCATCATTTCTTGTGCGGCATCACCGCCGTCTTGCATATTGACTGGAACAATCCCGCTGACAATACCGCCAGCATTGTAGTCTTTAGGTTTTTCAATGTATCCGCCGTCTTTCTTTCCGCCGCCTCCGAAAAGACTAAAAAGATTTCCAATGCCAGTAGCTAAATCTACGACGTTTCCTAGGCCAGTGGGTTGTTGATAGCTTTGTGGAGGAACGTTTGGAACGGTGGTTCCATAACCGCCAACCAACTCACCCGGTTTCATGCCTTGCAAGACTCCCATGCCTTTCATGATTCTTTCCCAAGGCTCTTGTGATTTTCTCATGGCTGCGTCGTACATTCGACTTAGACCTGTTTCGTAAATGTCTCGTCCCTGTCCTCCGTACTGATTCATCATGTTCAGATAATTCATCATTTCTTGTTGTCGTTGACCGCCGAGTCCTAGAACTTGTCCTGCAATACCGCCCAAACCTCCAGCAGCACCACTCATGGCAGCCATACGCCTAGCGTTTTCAGCCATTGCTGCATCTCTAGCGCTTTGGAATCCTTGACTTCTGATGCCAGCAAGTGCTTGCATGATCCCTCGATCCGACTCTCTTTGTCTTTCTTTTGCCAGCAATCTGCTTCTGGAACCGCCAAAAGCACCGCTGCTTACATCTTGTGCACGGCCTGCAATGTCTTGTTGAGCCGATGTTCTTCTCATTCTTTCCAACGTATCGTCTACCACTTGGCTTTCAAATGGATCATAGTAGGGAGAAATCATGGTGTATGGATTAAAGCCACCTGTTGAAGCTCTGTATCCTCCGGCTGCTTCGCCCATTAACTGAGAAGAGGTGTCATAAGCAGGCGTATAGGGACTGGCTCCTGATAAACCGTATCTTGCCTGCATCATCAATGGAGTCATTCCTGCCGTTTGTTGCAATGGAATGTCTTGAGGCTGATTAATCAAGCCACCTACACCACCTGGTGTGCCGAATACACCAGAACCCAAGCGTCTTTGATAATCTTCAAAATAAGGTTGGTAAAACTTATAACCCGCTTGTGGCGTGGTAATCGGTTGTTGAACATTAAATTGTGTGGTTGATAAAGTCGTCATTATCCGTTCCTCAATTGTTTAGCCATTTGTTGCCCCATGGCTTGCTGTAAATACATTTGTCTAGCGCCTGCTAACCGTTGTTGCTCTGGATCCATTGCGACCTTTTGTGGCATGCCTTGATCGAGCAATGCCATTGCACCAATGCCTCGGTTCGCTTCAGCGTTGGTCACAAACTCACCATCGGATAACATAGCCGGTATATCATCACTGGTTTCAGTGCCTGGACCTTCGGTTAATCCGTTGCGCCTTATAAACTTTCCTTCAGCCACATATTGAACCCCAGGGATTCTTTGTGATGTTAGGTTTTGAATCATTGCTTCTGGTGGCGGTCCTGCTGTAAACGAGAACGGTCCGCCTTGTTGTGCGTTGTATTGTTTGGTGACTTCAGAAGCAAATGGATAATAAATCGGTGCATTTGTATTTGGCAAATATACTGGTTGTCCCATTCCGCTTCCAGGCATAGCGCCGTAGTTTGCAGTGGCTCCTAATCCATATGGATCAACTTGACTAGAAGTGAATGCTCCAAGTCCTCCTTGTTGACCTTTTGATCCGCCACCACTTAATCCTCCTGCTAGAAGACCAATTAAACTTAATACTCCGCTAAATCCTAATTTGTCGTAAGCTTTGGATAGCATGTCTCTAATGCCACCGCCTTCACCGCTTTCACCGCCTTCACCGCCTTCACCCTCAACGCCTTCACCTTCACCTTCAACGCCTTCACCTAACACATCACCAGTAGATATGCCAAATACTTCATCAGTATTTCCTGCATTTAATATATCATCAGGATCAATGTCAGATATTCCTCCACCTGGAACATTTATCATGTTTGGATTTAAAAATATGTTTTCAAATATGTTTTCAAAGTCTGTGCCAACTTCTTCAATGAATTCTCTATCTGTTGGAACATTGGGGCTTGTGTATCCGTATTCATCAAGTGCTCGCATTAAAGAGTCTGCTTCTACAGTAGGATCATCTGGTAAAGTTGTTGAAGGAACTGGAAATTCATCGGGCGTATCTATAAATGTATCTACTGCTGAATCTAAATCTAAAAGATCAATAACTTCTTCTCTAGTTCCTACATAGTTTTCAATGTCTTCGGGGTTGCTGTGTTTGGCAATGATTTCTTCTGTTAAATCTTTTCCAAAATCATATACACCCGACCCTCCAGTTTGTGAAAGGCCGCTATAATCTAAATATGATTGCCATGCGATGTCTTCATCAGACATGCCTCCGCCTATTCCGCTTACGCCAAGTAAGCTTGTTAAAGGAAATGGACTACCAAAATCATTATCAATAGGCATTAGCCACCTCCCCATTGAGCTTCTGGAGAATCTTCAAAAGATCCTGTTTTTTGATAATGAGCATAAATTTTACTCCAATTTTGCGGTCTTCCTCGACTGTCTGCCGCACTTTTTGGTGCGTTTGCAGCCACTCTATCAAATGCATCGTATGCACCCGATCCAAAACCTTGTTCTTTTTTTCTGTTTACAAAATTCATTACTGTTTGTGCAAAAGGCGTGTCTGCAAATCTGTCAATTAATCTGTTTAATTTACGATTTTCTTTCCTAATCATTCGTTGGCTTTGTCCAAAGTTACCGCCAGCACCTTTACCCATGCCACTTGACCCGCCTACATTAAGCATCGCTCCATAAGTTGGCATTGCCATTAATGCGCTTGCACCAGACATACCGGCACTCATGTCTTGAGCGGGAAGAGTTCCCTCTCCAACTTGATATCCTTCAATTTCTTTTTGAAGTTGGTCAGTTGACATATTTTCAATATTGTCAATTGCGTCATAATATTGATCAGTTGTCATTGCTCCATCTCCAAATGGATCGTAATTTTTACCTAACTCATTTAACAAACGTTGTCTGATTCCTGTTCCTCCATAGTTTCCTGCTAATTGATTAGCGCCCCATTTCATAATAGGAAACAAACCGCCTGTAATTCCACCAGCAATAGCACTTGGGGCTACACCTTTTAAAATTTGACCAAACTCTTTAATGGCACTTCCGCCATTGGCCATATTCACAATGCCGCCACTGGCCATTCTATTGTTTTCGGATTGGCGCAAAAGAACTTCCAACCCACCTGGTGTTGGAGTTACGCCTAATTGTTCTGCAATGTCTTCTCTCATTTTCGCATCACATAAGTTTGCGAAGATCCCACGAGCCGAGAATCTCTACATTATATCTATGAATCAGTTTATAAATCAATGGATATTGCTCCATTGGTGCTCACCGATAATGAGCCGACACCGCCTGTTGCGCTGACTCCTCTAGTGGTCCCAGAGTAAATGTCATACCATTTAGAGCCATCAAAAACTTGTAAACTTTGAGCATTCATGTTCCAAATGACATCGCCGGTATTAAATTTGTTTTGATTAAGAGTCGTTAAATTGTATTGAGGAGTGGCTGTAGGATCGAATCCACCTAAGTTTAACTCCAACACACGAACCAAACGATTATAAACGTCGGGCGAAACTTCTCCTTGGGCATTAGGAAGCCTTGTTTCAAGCAGTTTTGCCATTAACGCTTACCGTTAGGTCTAATTTCCATCCGAGTAGCTCCTACACGAAATCCTAAACCTTCTCTCAATCCTTCTGAATTGTCATCGTCTGACTCAAAACGAAGAACAACTTGTCTGGCTCTGGCTCTCGTATTGATGTTTGTTGTAGAAGAAGTAACGGAAGTGGTCGATGCAGTGCTTAAACTTTCTGCTGGCCAGTTTCGTTTTTTAAGCACAATATTCATCGCCGCACCACTGTTTGTGCCTGTGAATCTTATATCGGGAATAATGCGATTAACAAAAGTAAAGTAATCGCCTTCTTGAATATCCAAACTACTGGACTCAATATAAACATTATCCATCGGCGATCCATCTGCATCGTTGCCTGTTTCGTGTTTATACAAATAGTTATAAGTATCTGTGCCTGTTGCTCTTGGGTAATCTTCAACGCCCTCATCTAACCATGAGTGTCTTGCCAATTGTCCAATAGACCAAGTTTGTTCAACGTAGTTATAAAGAACATAACGATCAATCTCTGTACTGCTTCCAGAACAATAAAACCAACCGACTTCATCAAACGCTTTGTTTAGAAACCCAAACACTTTATACGATTGAACTAAATTAATGTCGCTAAACACATAATCATGAACCGAAGACGGCAATGCAGAGACTGAGCCGTTGTAAAAATAAAATCCTTTTAGGTCCATCCAAAAAACACCGTTGGGTGCATTGATTGAAGCTTTAGGACCAATAAGACCCACGCCTTCGTTGACTAAATTTGTGCTAAAAACATAAGGAGAACCAATAAATGTCATTGAATACAAAGACATATCTGTCCAAACAAGCGTTTCTTGCCTTGCTCTTAACCCACCAACAATGGATGAGCCTGCCGATAAACGAAAAGAACCAGCCGTATTGCTTAAAGTTGGCTCCCATTCAGTTGCGTTTTCTTGATCGGACCAACAAACAAACATGGGATCAATGGATCCAGTCCTTGCCGTGCCCGAATCATTTAAAGGATCTGCACCTAAACAAATAACGTGTCGGTCAATGTCACTAACCAATACTTGCAAAGCTTTGGTAGGCGGTAAATTAGCACCCGATAAAGAACTCAGAGCAACAGCTCTGGTCGAAAGCCCACTGCTTTGGTCCCAATAATAAACGCCACCGGCTCTTGGATTAATGATGAGGTCTTCGCCAAAATTGTCATGACTCCATAATCTCAACTGATTGGTTTCTGAAAGGGCAGACGTTGAGCCAAACCCACCTGATCCCCAAGAAGATGCACCCCACCCTGAACCAGGGACATAATCATCGAGGCCCACGTTAATTTGATAAGCACCAACCGTGCTTGATCCACCATTGCCCGAATCACTGCTGTTGGCTAAAACAGTGTCGCCGTCAGTGTCCTTGGCTTCAATGGTATAACTGTTGTCATTAACAATGGTTGCTATTTGATACTCTTGGTTTAAAACATTGGCAACAATGTTGCCGCCTAAACTGGCTGCACCGCTAAAAGTAACGAAATCATTTTGCACTGCTCCGTGAGCTGTGTCGCTTACTGTTATTGTTGCATCGTCATTTGCAACTTTTGCAAAAGTAACATCACCCGCTGAAGTTGTAGCTCTTATAGGAGTAATGTCATTAAAAACATTTCCTGACTCCACATAATATTTCCATGTTGTGCCAATGCCTAAAAATTTAGTGGTGCTTAAATTAACCCAACCATGCAATGCTCTCGCTATTCCCAAGACATAATTAGATGTAATTTTCTGCCAACCGCCTATTTTTTCAGGCAATCCTTTCCTAAACCTTATTAAATTAGCATCAAACCAACCGCCTTCGTTGCTGTAATCGGTTCCTTCTCGGTTAATACCGGGTTTTAATATGTATTTGCTGTACGGCATTTAAATATAATAACTTTTATTTTTTAACTAAACTACCACCAAAGTACATACCAATTATGGCAGATACTAAATTTGTGTCTAACTGTGTAATAACAAGCCCTTGAAATGTAACCCATTCAAAAACTTCTTTTCCTTCTTTAAAAAACCAAAATCCAGGTTGCCAATTTGTATAACCTACAGTTACATCAACCATTGGATAAAATACTGCTACAAGTTTTGGTAAAAGAACAATGGCGAATATAGCAGTCAGTGCTATTATTCTTCTTGTCCAAGTGAAACCTTTGTCTTTCACATCTCTTGCAGCAGCAACGGCTTTCATTTCGAACTCGCCTCTCGTTATGAGAAGTTTTTGTTGTTCTTCTTTAGCTTTTCTGCTTTGCGACC